AGTAGAAGTGACTCCATTAACATTAGGCTCTAAATCTTCCATATCAGCTTTTCCTTCAAATTCAATATGTCCATTATTAGTATCCATCTTAAGATTATACGTCATACCGTCCATACCGTATCTATTCTTCATAACATGCCACCTTCCTGTTCCTAGTACCTTATCTTCTTTCATTCTAGATAAAGAAAAACACATATCTGCTACCATCATTTTATCATAACTTCCAGCTGCTTTATCTCCTTCTATAACAGAATCTTTAGCACCCATACGGTTAACTTGAGAAGGAGTAATTACAGGTATTTTAAATTCTTTAGCCAATCCTTTAGTTGCAATGAAAACATCATCTATTTCGTCCTTACGTTCTGAGAATTTACCTTTAGAAGGAGCTCTTAAGTAATCGACATAATCAATAACAACTAAATCCGGTTTATGGTCCATATCGATACACTTTTGAATATGGGATTTAACGGTATTAACTGTTGCTCCTTTAGGTGCATATTCCTTTACTATAAGCTTACCTTTAAGACTATCCACGTGCTTCTGGACTTCTTTTCTGTGACTATTTACTTCATCTATTGAATAACCTGTTAAGTAACAGTCAAAACGTTTACCTACGTAGTCTTCTCCTAACTCTAAAGTATAGTAATTAACATTGTATCCCATTTTCACTGCATGTGCTGCCATTGCTACACAAGTCCAACTCTTTCCACCGCCTGGGTTACCGAATACTATTGCTAAATCTCCTGGTCCAAATCCTCCTTGTATTCCTTCGTTAAGTACAGGCCAAGGAGTAGGTATAGTTGGTCTGTAGTTCTCCCTATACCTGCTTTCAATATCCTTATTGTACTCATGTCCAATATTCTTATCCATTCCTGCTTTCATAGCTTTTTCAACTACGTTTCTAATACCATCAAAGTCTCCCTCTTTTAAAAGGTCCGCTGAATTAAGTATTGCAGATTTCATCTCTTGGTTTTTACAGAAATTAGTAAATTCCTCTTGGACGTATTCTAAATCATCTTGGGTTGCTTGATAAGAATTTCTTAATTCTTCTTTTAACGCTACTTGTAGTAAATCGTTGTCTAATTTTTGGAGTTCTACTTTAAGAACATCCATTGTAATTGTGGTATGGTATTTGTCGAAGTAATTAACTATTTCTCCTATTATCCATTTATGTGCATCTGAATCAAAATAACTTTCAGTTAGTACATCTCTTACATTTAGTAGAAATGTTTTATCTGTTAATAATGATCCTAAAACTTTTAATTGGAACCCTTTCCCGTACTGCTGTAAACTCTTTAGTGTCATATTGTAACCTTTATTTAATTTAATATAATGAAATTTAACGTAAGAAGCAACTAATTATTGCTTTACTTTCAAGCTAAATTACTTCTTTTTGAAGGTAGTTAAACCTCTGAAATTTTCTAACCATGCTTCTGTGTTTTTAGTGATGCCTTCTATACCGTCTAATTCTAACATACGTAAAAAAGCGCCTGTCTGTAAACTGTTAATTGGTTCTTTAATTACTCCTCCTACATACTCTTTTTCTTTATCATTTAAAGTACTAGTATGTAAATTCATTAATTCAAAGTTCGTTTCTACTTTGTCCCAATCCATAATAATCTTAGGAAAGATCTTTTTAAACTTTTTTTCTTCTAATTTTGCTTCACAAATATCATAAACGTACTGCAGGGTAGTCCCCGGTTTATCAATTAAGTCTGGAAATTCAGATAATATCGTTTTTATACCTAAACCTTTGACGCCTGCTAAATTATCTGAGTTATCCCCTAAGAGAGCTTTAACTACATTGTAATTTTCCGGTATTACCTGCAATTCAGCATTAATATTATCTTCTGTAAATGTCTTCTTTTTGACTGGAGCATATACTTCTACAGTATCGTCTACTAGCTGCAAAAAGTCTTTGTCCGAGGATATTATTGTGCATTTTTTTACATTCGATGCAGAAGCTAATTTAGCTATGTAGGCTATTATATCATCTGCTTCTAGTTTTTCTAACATCATAGATTGCATAGGTAGACAATCTAAGTAGTCCTGCACTCTATGTAACTGTCCAATTAGAGCTTCCATTTCTTGCTCTTTAGTATCGTATAAACCCCAATGTGTTATTCTACTTGTTGCTCTTTGAGCTTTATAGTTAGGGTCTATATTTTTCCTATTAGCAGAACCTCCTTTTCCGTCCCAAACAACTACCACTCTAGTAGGGTCAAAAATTCTTGTTACATACCCTAAAGAGCGAAGGAATCCCACCAAGCCACCTATATGGGCGCCTGATGGGTTCATCGCTTTGAGAAGAGAGAAACTACGAATTAACATATTCATAGCGTCTACGACCAAGATATGATCGTTCAACTCACGGGGTGGGGTCTCTTTTAAATTGTTAAGTATGTTTTCGTATGACATTAATCTAGTAGATTTGGAGATATTGGTGTTTCTTCTAAATCTCCTTCTTCGATTAAATCAAAGTCTACTGAACCTACTAGTTTTAACCAGTGTTCTTTGTGAGCATCTCTATACTTATCGATAGCTCTTTTATCATCTTCTATAAAACCATGTGATGTCATAACAACTCTTCCTCTTGACTGTACTCCTCCAATATGATTCTTTTCAATCTGTATATTCGTTCTTTTAGCAAATTCTACTTGAAGACCGTTCTTTACAGCTTTGATTTTAGAAGTACCTGGATTGGTTATATTTCCAAAAGTAACTACTAGCGTAGCATCGTACCACATGGACATTCCTCCTTTGTTCTGCAACTTAGGTTGACCCATTGGATGTTCTGGTTTCATAGTCCATACCTTATTAATAGCTACTAACGTATTGGTATAAGGTGAATTCTCTTTTCTAGATAACAGAATCTTTTGATTTAGGTTATTTCCAAATTGAGTAGACATAGCTCCTGCATTCCATTCGTTATTGTTCTTATTAGAACGTACTGAAAGGTCACAAGGAATAGATCCGATAGAATCCCAAAAGAAACACATATCATAAGGTAGGTTACCTTTTGCTTGTTCGTCCATTAGATCAGCCATATATACTGCTACTTCTTCAATAGTGTTTAATGAACCTCTATCAGCATAAAGGAAGTGTCCTTCATAATCTACTACATTCCCGTTGGTATCTTTAACTTCCTCAACCTTAAGTCCCATTTCTTTAGCATGTTCCCAAGACCATTTCATCTCTGAAATAATGAATACTGGAAGTATACCCATTTTTTGAGCATTTACCGCAGCTTCTAATAAAGCTGTTGTCTTACCTGTATCACTATGCCCTCTTAAAAGAGTAATGTGACCTGTAGGGATTCCAGGTAGGGAGGTTATATCTTGGAAAGCTTTAGAAAGAGGAATCCATCCTTGTTCTTTAAACTTAACTGATGAAGAGGAATATCCCTTTTTTTTCTTAAAATTTCCTAAGTTAAATGATTTTTGTACAGACGCTGCTGCACGCGCTCTTACTTCTTCTTTCTTTTTTGCCATGTTTATTCGTTAAATAGATCATCAAATTTACTAACTGTGTCTTTGTTGCCAGCCGTAGCTGTTTCCAAAGTAAAGTCTGTTTTTTGTTGACCTAAGCTTTCTGGCAGTTTATCTTTAGTTGTAGTTTCTGCTGTTTCTTCAGCAGATCCTGGGTTAAGATAGTTTTGAAGTTGTTTTTTAATGTATTCGTAATCATACTGGGTATGTACTTCTACAGGGTTTGGTTGAGTTTTAATCCAAGTATCTACTAAATCATTATTATCTGATAAAGGAGTTTGTTTAGGTTTAATCCTTACTGTAGTTTCAGGGTAAGGGTTACCTTGTACCTGCTCTACTACCATATCCCATCCGTTTAAAACGTCTGTAAAGTCTCCGATATCTTCATCTTCTGCTAAAGCAAGTAATGCTTTATAGATTGTTACACCGAATCCCCATAACCTAACTCCTTTGTCTTCTTCTCCTCTTACTACTACAGGAGCAAATACTCTAGTTTTAGGGTTAATTTTACCTGATAGAGACCAGTTGTCTTTATCATTGGTCTTTCTTAACTCCTTTACAAATTCCTCAATTGGATCTTGTTTACCAAAGTTAGATAAAGCCACCATAGGGAATTTTCCAATCCCATAGTGAAATTTCAATTCCTTGAAAGGAAAAGCAGGGTCAAATGCAGATGGTACAATACGTACAGTCTGTTTACCTAGTTGAGGTTTCCAAAAAATCTTGGAATAGTCAGTTTTTTCTCTTTCCTGACCGTTGTTGTTTAGCGCATCTAATTTAGCGCGGATAGCATTAATGTCCATATATAACTAATTTTTAAGTGATTATATTATCAATATACGAAAAAAAAATTAATTATCCAACTCTATTATCTGATAAAGTTTAGTATTAATTCTTTTTAATTCAGGACCCTTTGTAAGAAGAACACAGTTTCTGTAATCAGACCAGTTTATTCTATATGAAGTGTCTAATTTACCGTCATTTAATGATTTAATAAGTGTGTTGAGGGCGTTTATTGTGTATAGTGTATTGGTCTCTTTCTTTCTATGTACTAAGATGGTATTATCTAAGAAAGCAGATACATTTCCAAAATCTACATTATAAGTACAAATATATTCATCTTGACTTTTGGAATAAAGTACAAATATCTTATTGTATATTATCTTGTATCTTTCCTGTATAGAAGAAAGAACATTTTCTAAATCTGCTTCGGTAGAAAATGTGCAGAACAGTTTATTACTCATATCGTCGTTTAAAAATACGTCGTCAAAATCATATGCGACGGAAAAATCTGTAACTAATTGCATTTATTATAAATATAAAGTGTTCTACAAAACTAAACTATTACTATACTTAAACTTTACAGGGTATTTATTCCCATCTTCTAATATTTTCTGTATATCAGATAAAGTCTCTTTTCCATCTTCTTTACTAAAATCAAAAAGGATAGCATCGTAAGTATAAAGCGATATTTTTGTTTTCTTATTTCGTAAGTATCGCAGTACTTCTTTCAATATAAGAATATTATTTGAGGTTTCCAACGATTGCATCATATAATTCATTAATTTCGCTGGATGCATGTCTTTCAGCTTAGTTGTAAAGGCTTTTCCAGATTGTGGATTCCAAACATAACCTGATTTATTAAAGCTGTCCCACATAGCATCAATGTATTCTTGTATTTCTTTAAATATTTTTAAATTTTTATGCTTTTCTGGTATTTTGCCATATATTGCATGAAAATTAATCTGTTTTGCTTCTTTGTATTGTTCATCAGAAATTTCTTCTGTACCAAAGTAATGTTTAGCTAATTGCTTATGAGCAGATTCATTGGTAAGTTCATATTCAATCTGATTACAAAGTAACCTAAGGTGGTAACCATCGAAATCAAACTCAACAAAATAATCATTGGTCGGATGGAAACATTTCCTATGTTGTTCACTCTTAGGGATAGCAGCGAAATTAACAGAATTAAAAGCATTGGTAGGTCTAGATGTAGCATTATATAGGTTATAAGATGTTAGTACATTATTGTCAACTATATTATAAGCAGGCTCCCTTGGAGAGAATATCTCTACAAAAGGTTCATAGTGTATACCTATACCATGTTGTTCTAATAAATAAAATACATTAGTTGCAGTTTTATTATAAAAATCAAATCCATCTGGTACTTTATAGTCTATTATACTCTCTATTGAGTTATAGTTTTTTTCACACGATTCAAAGTGTTTGGATATAGGTACTAATTTATTAACCTGTGGGTATTCTCTAAACTTGTTGTAAAAGTAATTAAGAGCAGAATTATTACGACTAATTTCTAATCGTTCGTAATTAACCATACTATACATAAGGGATAGATCTATGGCTTCCTGTATATTAAAGTGGTATAGTAGGTTCTTTTTATTAAGTGTATATACTTTACTGCTCTTTAATAGTAACTCATTGACACGTTGTTTATCTACATTTAAACCTTCTTCGTGATCTATGGGTATAATATAACCGTGCTTACTTTTTAACACTCTTATATAGACTGCTATAGGGGTTGTTAATTTAGGGTGGTAAAGGTCGTGAGAAGAAATAACTTCAACATAACATCCAAGCCTGAGTAGCTTTTCTAGATGTTCTAACTTATTATTTTCTTCAACTATATAAAACATTGTATAACCTTTTATATAATATAAGAAAAATAAATCGTACTACAAACTATTAATAATTATTAAATGAATTATTATCTGGATCGTATCCGCCCATAGAGGTTCCGTCTAGATTTTCATCAATGGCATCTAAATATTGTAGCTGACCGCCACCGCCACCGCCTCCAGAGGTAGATGTAGTATTACTAGTGTTAACTGGTGGTATTGGAGTAGGTGAAACTCTTTTTTTCTTTTTAAACCTAGGTTTTGGTTTAACTTTAGGTGTATTTTGTATACTAGATATCTTTTTGATTATACGAACTTTTTCTACTCTAGGTAATTCTTCAAACTTATAACCTTCAACATCTGATTCAATATTAACAAATTTATCGTATTCGGTAATAAAGTCATATAGCCCTTTCATTACTAAATCTTGTTTTTTAGTATTCTCTTTATTTCTAGTAATAGCTCCTTTGTAAAGATATCCTTGATTAAATATATCTTTTACTGGTTTGTCTATTATCCATTTTAAATCAACTCCTAAAAGGAATTTTTCTTTTGTTTTTTCTTTATAGGTAGTTCGTTTAGCTTCAACAATCTTACCGTTTCTTTTGTCTTTAACAAAGTACCTCATGAAAAATCCTTTTTCATAGTCTTCCGGGGTTGGGTAAACTTGTTCTGATACTAATTTTTGTTCGTAGGTAGGTTCAGGTAAATGTGGTTCAGAATCATCAGCAAAGATTTCAATAGAATCTACACTTGGTATATCCTTAGTAAATGTTCTACCGTTATATAATTCATGATAGGATCCTTCATACGGCTGTCCTGAGGGAAGCAAAAATTGTCCTCTTTGAGCTAATAGTCCTTTTATATATTTAAATGCTGGTAGCCACATATTATTCTTTTTGATTTGGATCCCATGCTTGGAAATGCATGTAATCGTAGTTTTTAGCTCTACCTAAGCTATAAAATCCATTCCTTTCAAATATATCAATCATATTTTTATATTCAGGTTTAGAAAATGCTGCTTCTGGAGCTTTGGTTCTTAGTTTGTTTTTAGCGTAGTAGAGATCTATAGCAATACCCCATGAGTGCATACTCCAGGTTGTACCTCCTCTTTTAACTCTTTTATTATATGTTCCACTGTATACATTTATTTTAAGAGATTGAACCTGTGCTGCTCCGTATGAGGAGAGTATTTGTTCGAATGCTTGTCTTAAATTTGAACTTACTTTAGAATGTACATTTCTAATTTTACTCACAGGTTTACCGTCATAGGTTAAGTTAAAGCCTTTGGGCACTACTAAAGTAGTAAACGGACCTTCACCTGGTTGCCCATACATTGCTTTTACATTTTCTTGACCTCTAGTACCTCCTGCAGTTTCAGCGGATAATGATGCTTTTGCTAGTTTTCTTCTATCTTCTTTTTGTTTTTTAAGTTTATCTTGAGATATCTTAAATGCAGGGTCTGGTACTTCGGTTGCTGGAAGTGTAAACATTTTAGTGTCTATATCCGTAACCCATTGGTTATTAGAATTTATTTGATCTGTAATCCCGGTAATAATAAACCCTACTTTATTTGCGTATCTTGCTGGAAATACATTATTGTTAACTCTAAATGCTTCTCCTACTTTTAATCCGCTTATACCTTCAATTGATAGCTTTAAGTCCACAGGGATAATACCCTTAAAAGGTGCTTTCTGACCTTTTTGTCTTATTGATC